GTCTGATTTTGATATTGGTGATGGTCATAATTTTGGCTTTATATGGCGTCTCATACCAGACATTACCTTTGACGGTTCAACCTCAGCAGCGCCTTCCGCTAACTTTACGGTAAGGCCACGTAATTTCCCCGGTTCTAATTACGGCTCATCAGACGACCCCGCAGTAGCAAGTGCTCAGTCTTATGTATCTACAACCACCTATAACGTCCAGCAATTTACCCAACAGGTTTATGTGCGGATTAGGGGTAGGCAGATGGCTTTCAAGATTTCCTCAACCGACCTTGGCACGCAGTGGCAGTTAGGCGCACCTCGTATTGATGTCAGACCGGATGGACGCAGATGACGGTCTCACAAATCACAACCCAATTACGTCCAACGCAGCAACCTCGCCTGCCTGCGGCTCCGGTTGAGTACGACCGCACATATATAGATTCATTAACAAGTATCTTGCGTCAGTATTTCAACCAACTGGATAACTACACCCAGTCGTCACTAACCAATACTGGTGGTCGGTTTTCTAGGAATGTATGCGGGTCTTTTCAAGATAGCACTACGCAGACAGCCACGGCTAATACGGCTACGGCAATGATATTTAACACAACAGATACAACCGCTACAAACAGCATATCTATTGTTTCTAATTCTCAAATTAAAGTTGTTTACCCCGGAATTTATAACCTTCAATTTAGCGCACAGTTTCAAAATACAGACAACGCATCCCATGATGTAAGCATATGGCTACGTCAAAATGGAGTAGATGTGGTAGGTTCTAACGGCATTGTTGGGATGAGTCCGCGTTATAGCGCAGGCAACTATTTTCATACTATTGCAGGCTGGAACTATTTAGTAAGCATGGCGGCTAGTGATTACCTTCAGTTGTACTGGTCTACAAATAACGCGGCGGTAACTCTTCAAGCCTATGCAGCGGGAGTAACCCCAACGCGCCCAACCACTGCTTCTGTTATAGCCACAATGACGTTTGTGTCTGGACCCCTTACATGATACGATTGACTTATCTAAAGGACTAGCATGGATATCCCAAACACTAGTGGAAACCCTAACTATGTAAGGCAAAAACCTGATTATGTCGAGTTTGCTGAAGTAGATGACATTTGGATTCGGGCGTATTCCATACCAAAAGCTAAATCAATTTTGGCCCAACATGTTCATGCGCATGATCATGTGACTTTGGTTTCACGTGGAACAGTCCAAGCGTGGCAAGACGAAGAAGACATGGGTGAGTTTTCTGCGCCAGCAATCATCACGATACCTGCTGGTAAAAAACATATGTTCATGGCGCTCACAGATGATGTGAATTTATGCTGCCTGCATAACCTTCGTGGTACGGGACTAGATTTCCCAGAATTGATTAAGGAAGCCTGATATGCCAGAAATTTTCTTTGAAGCGTTTGAACTGGTTGCACCGGAAGCTGCGTCTTCTGTTTTACCTGCTGTTGCCCCCGAGGTTATCGGCACAGCCGCTGGCGCCAATGCGGGAGCCAATTTCCTTGGCAACATGTCTGCGGTTAACGCAATAGAAAATCCAGCGATAGCCCAAGAGATGACTCAGGCTGGTATTACTGGAGGCGGCGGAGCTGGTGCAAGCGGTATCAATGAAGAGTTAATTAGGCAACAACAAGCTAAGGCGATGGAGGTTGCTAACTCCGGTATTAATAGAGCAATGACTCCGGCTCAAGAGGCTTATTTACGTTCTTCTACTGCAAGCGTAGATAAGGTTTTGCCGAATAGTGCTATGCAATATTCCAATCCGTACATAAATCAGCTAAATCCCAATATTATGTCGATGGAGACTGCCCCTAGCTCAAACGCACTAAGCAGGGGCATCATGGGAAATCCTTCTGTTAACGTGCCAACGGACTTAGTTGCAAATACAAATATCCCATCTGTGCCTACAGAAGTGGCAAATGCTAATCTTCCACAGCCGGGTTCTGTACTCGACAACGGCGGCATGACCTCGCCTCCATCTGCATTTGATAGGGGCTGGATTAAGGCTACGGATTGGATGGACAGCCATAGATTAGAGACCGCTGGTTTAGGTTATTTAGCCGCGTCCAAACTTGGGCTGTTAGATCCAAAGAGGACAAACTTTAGTAACGAGCCTTACAACGGCCCGCTATCTAGATATCGTATGTCGCCTGACTTTCAGCCGCGTTTTGCTAACCCTACTCAGTTCCAATATACGCCTCGGTATGCAGAGGGCGGCATCATGAGTTACGCCGCAGGCGGTCCAGTTGAGCAAATGTCTAATAACGCGGCTATTGGGGCAAACACTATGTATCCGATGGCTAACATGACTACGTCTGCATTTGCTACGCCTTACCAAGACCCTAAATCTACTAACATGATGGCATCCATGGCTCCGGCTGGTGGCGGCACAGTAGATCAAATGTCTGGCGAACCCAACATGCAGGGCACTCGTATGGCTGAAGGTGGCATAGCGCACTACGATTTTGGTGGAGTCATCGGTAATGCCGTCCAGAATGTTGGTAACGGAATCGGTTCTGCGCTAGGTGGCGTTAGTAATACCGTAGCTGATATTGGCTCTAATATGGGTCATATGTTCAAAGGCGGGGATCAGGCTGGTTGGGCTAATGTAGAAAAAATGCTAGGTGGCCCACCTACTGCTGATCAGGTGGCTAGAAAATATAGCAATTCAACCTTGTCTCAAAACGGTGTTAATCCACAACAATATCAGTATGCGCCCCAATATGCTCAAGGTGGCGTCGCTCATTTCGCTAAAGGTAATCTTGCGGATTCGCTAAATTATTACAACAGCATGATCGGCGGTACTGCAGACGAGCAAATGGCTAAGATGCGTACCCCTACTGGTGGACAAGGCGATGCAGGTATTTTTAGAGATACTGATCCAGACACAGCTTACTTAAGCGCGCCAGAAGCCGCAGCAGTGCGCATGGCCAAGGTAAATGCTAAAGCTAACATGCAAGGGTTAACCCTACCTAGACCTAAACCCATCGGCAGAATAAATCTTAAGCCACAGGGAGTTAAACAGGCGGAAGCTAGTGGTTCCTCACTTGATCCTGAGATGGCTGCTTCTGGCGGAATCATGGGTGCTAACCTAGGCGGCTACGCTGCTGGTGGAAACCCTAGGTTGCTCAAAGGACCGGGGGACGGCATGAGCGACGACATCCCTGCAACTATTGCTAATAGGCAACCTGCTCGTCTAGCTGATGGCGAGTTCGTAGTTCCAGCCGATGTGGTATCACATTTAGGTAATGGCTCAACCGAAGCAGGCGCTAAGAAACTACATCACATGATGGACTCAGTGCGCAAGGCGCGCACTGGCAATTCAAAGCAGGGTAAACAAATCAACCCAAACAAGTTCTTGCCTAAGTAATGCCTTTACACTACGTTCCACCTGTTCAATTACCTACGGTGTGGCCTGTCGCCGCGCCTTTATTGCAGAAAGCTATTGACTTAGATCCGTCTGTAGTAACAATCGAACAAGTTGAGTATGCAGTTCGTACGGGGCGTACCTTCCTATTAGTCTGGGAAGATCCGGACGAAGGCATCACTGGGGCAGTAACTCTTGAATTTATAGACTACCCGCGCGAGCGAGTGGCACACGTTGACTTAATGGGTGGTAAAGGCGTTGTCCGTAACCACGTGTTTGAAGAAGCTAAACAATGGATGCGCTCTATGGGTGCAACAAAAGCCCAATGTTGGGCAAAGGGAACTCTGGTTCAAATGTACGAGAAGATGGGTATGGAAAATACTCATCAAGTCATGCGGATCAATCTGTAAATTAGGAGACTCATATGGGCGGTGGCGGCGGTGGACAACCCACACAAACAACAAGTACTTCGTATCAAACGAACATACCCGAATACGCACGTCCGTACGTAGAAACAATGCTTGGCGCGACTCAGCGTCAGTTGTTTCAAGGAACTCCCACAGGCGATGGCGGCTTCAATATAACTGGTTTCCAACCATACAAAGCGTACGGCGGAACGTACGACGAGCAAGGCAACCAGACTTCTTATGACCCCGGCAAATCAGTAGCTGGGTTCAGTCCTCTACAACAGCAGGCACAACAAGGCGTTGCTGGACTACAAGTGCCCGGTCAGTTTGATCAAGCTATGCAAGGTACTACCGCTGCAGGTCTTGGCGGCTTTGGGGTGGCTAATCAAGCTAACGTAGGCGGTTTCCAAAATCAAATCGGTGGGTACATGAACCCATACATGAACCAGATTTTGGCTCCTCAATTAGCGGAGGCTAACCGCAATTACGATATTAGCGGCATGAATCAACAAGCTAAAGCAACTCAAGCAGGGGCTTTTGGTGGTTCGCGTGAAGCAATCATGGCTGCGGAAAACGAACGCAACCGCAACATGGGGCTTAACCAAATAATTGGTCAAGGGTACAACCAAGCCTACAACCAAGCACAGCAACAATACAACCAGAACATACAGAACCAACTTGCTGGCTATGGATTGGCTGGACAACAAGCAGGTCAGTTGGCTGGTATTGCTGGACAAGGGTTGACTGCTCAACAAGGCATCTATGGTCTTCAGAACCAGATGGGCGCACAGCAGCAAGCGCTGGAGCAACAGAAAGTCAACCAAGCGATGCAAGACTATGCTAATGCACAGCAGTATCCGCTTATGCAGTTGGGCACTATGTCCAATATGCTGCGTGGCTTGCCAATGCAGGCTCAGACTACTAACCAGTACGTTGCGGCTCCTAATCCAATCACTCAGGGTATTGGTGCTGCAGGCGCAGCTGCGTCTTTATATAACGCTACTAAAAATGCTGAAGGCGGCATGATCAAGTCCATGGCGTCAGGCGGTATTGCATCTGTGCCCCGCTACGATGTGGGCGGCAGAATCCGTGCGCAACTAGAAAACATGGACGCTAAAGAACTGCGGCAAGTAGCTGAGACTTCTGAAAGTCCTGAGATGCAGAAGATGGCTAGAGAAATCTTATCTAGAAGCGTACCCGTACAAGCCGCGTCTGGCGGCATCATGCATTTTGTTAAAGGTGATGAAGTTGAATCTGATGTAGAACCTCTGCCAAAAGAAGGCGTCATGATGGCGGAAGCAAAAATTCCAGAACCTAAGATGGGTGGACAAGCAGATATTCGCGGTATCAATGCTGCGCCTGTGCTTAACAATGTTGGACAAACTAATGCACAAAAAGCTTTTCCGTTGACGTCTGAAGGCATCATGAGCAACCCTGCTTTTGGCGCTAGTCCAGCTGCGATGGGTTTAGCTAACAAAGCTATTTTGGAAGCTGATAAAACTGAAGAACAACGTAAAGAAGACTTGAGAGCCAAGTACGGCCCCAACCTTGCCCTGCAAAACTACAGAGCAGAGGAGATGGAGCGCAAAGCAAACTTAGGCGATGAGTTAGCGCGCCAAAAGAATATGCGTCTTGCTGAATTTTTTGCTACTTGGGGATCAACCCCCGGCCCAACTCTTGTGGCTGGTATGACTGCATTGAAGGCTAAGATTCCTTCATTCATTGAAGATGAAAAAGAAGCCAGAAAACTAAAACGCGAAGCAGACAAGATCATCTTTGAACTTGATCAAGCTGCGCGCAACGAAGAAATTGGGCTTACAGATAAAGCCGCTGCGCAAAAGAACGAAGCAACTAAAAATGCTATGGAATTCCAAAAGGTGGTTGAGGCAGCGAAAGAGAAACAACTTGCTGCGGCATCGCATGTTAAGAGTTCAGAGCTTACATCTGAGGCCACTAAATTTTCTGCTACTGAACATCGTAGAGCCAGTGAATTAATTGCTGCATCTAATAGAGAAGCTACTGCGCAACGCGCAACTGAGGCCAATTCAACTAAGGCTTACCAACAATCTTTAGCTGCACAGGAAGCAGTACGCCGTACAGTAGAAGGCATTGAGAGAGAAAAGTCTGCACCTAATAGTCAGTATGCGGCGGATATGAAAACCATATCTATGTACGAAGGAGCTGATTTAGATGCGGCGGCTAAGAAACGTCTTGAAGCAGCCCAAGCACGTGTTGAGGCAAAAAATGAAGAATTCCAAAAACGTATTAATAGCGCTGAGAAAGTAGCAGAGACAAGTACAAACCGCTATCTCGAAATAAAAGGCGAAGCTCCACCTACTAGTGGCGGCACAAACTCTACTACCACAGAAGAAAGACCATCTTGGGTTCCTAAAGAAGCTAAAAAAGCACAGAATGGTGATTGGTATATACCTAATCCAGATAAACCGGGCAAATATCTAAGAGTCAAACCACCTAGTCAATAAATATGGCAAAAGAAAAATACATAACGGAAGAGGTCGATTACGACCCTTTCGCTAAGAAAGAACCTCAGTATCAAACTGAGGAGGTTGACTTTGACCCCTTTGCCATAAAACAAGAAGAAAAGAAAAAAGCGGCGAAGGTAGAACCCTATGTACCGCTAAAAACAGAAGAGCGACCACAGGATCAAAGTGTTCTTCGCCAAGTTGCAGACGTTCCTTTAAAGCTAGGGGCTGGACTTGTCACAGGCGTTCGCATGGTTGCCGATGCTATGGGCGCGGATAGCGGCATATCTAAATCTTTACGTGGTGTAGAAGACTATATAGCTGATCTATATAGCGCACAGTCTAAACAAGATAGCAAAGAGATTGCGCGCATCATGAAAGATGCGGAAGATAAAGGTGTAGGCGAACAAGTTTTAGCTGGTGTTAAAGCGTTTTCTGTAGCGCCTGTTGATATATTAGTAAATGCTCTTGGTACTAGTGCGCCTGCTATTGCTGGTGCTTTGCTTACTACTTTGGCTGCCGCGCCTGCTGCTGTTGCTACTGCCGCTGGTCTTGGTATCGGCGCGATTATGGGCGCTGGAACTATTAAAGGTTCTGTTTATGATGCCACTAAACAAGTTTTGTCTGAGAAAACAAAACTATCTCCACAAGAAATTGAAGCTCGCGCAGTTAAAGCACAAGAGTACGGTGGTGAAAACTTAGATAGTATTTTGATTGGCGCTGGGTTAGGCGCGTTTGGTGCATCAAGTGGTATTGAGCCTGTAATTGCGCGGCAGTTAGCTAAGAGTATTACTGCTAGAGCCGTAGCTACCGATGCTGAGAAGGCCGCAGCACAAGCTGCTACAGCCGCCGCAGTTAAAGCATCTACCCGTGAGGCTACAGAAAAAGCCGCTGAACGCGGCGTGTATAAAAACGCTGCAATTACAGGTGTAAAAGAATTTGCTGGTGAAGGGCTTGAAGGCGGACAAGAACAGATGGCGCAAAACTATGCGCAAAGACGCGAAGGTTTTGATGTACCGGTATATCAAGGTGTAGTTAGCCAAGCTACTATGGAAGGTCTTGCTGGCTTGGGCATGGGTTCAGTGGGTGGATACAAAGAAGCTTCTTCTGCTCAACGCGAATTAATGCGGGAGAAGGTTGAAAAAGAAGGCCCAGATAAAACAACCAAGAACGTGATGACCACGACTGGGTTGACTGGCGAGAAGATAACTCCTAACGCTACTGCTGATGATATAAATACTTTGGTGCCAGCCACTAACAAAGCTGGACAGTCTTTAACCGATGCTGCGCCCGAGACTGTAAACGCAAAACAACAAGCTGATGATACGGCTACTAAAGAAGCTGAAAAAGCTAAGATATCTCTTGATGAAGCCACTACAAAAGCTAACGAACTTATTGCAAAGGTTGACGGTGGTGGAAAATCAAAACAAAGCGAAATCCGTCAAACTGCCGCAGGTCTCGGAGTCAAAATCCCGTTTGGTACGTCAAACGCGGATGCGCTCGAAATTATCCGTCAACACATCCAAGGAGCGCAGGGTGCTACAGGATCTCAACAACAGTCAACTGGAGCAGGCGCTAACGTGGTTACACAGCCCAGTGCAAACGCCCCCGCCGGAGGAACTACAGCAGCTCAACCAAGTGGAGTGGCTGCTACTAACGCAGCTGCTGCACAACCTGCTGGAGGAAAAGCTGCACAGCCCGCTTCACTAACTAAGACTGCCGCACAACAAGACGAAGATTTATTAAAAGGTTTGTTTGGCGATGATGGTTTGCCTTCTGTTGGTAGCGCACGTCGTACCAAAGCGCAGATGGAAATGGATGCCAAGTTAGATCAACTAGGCAGAAAATACGGCTTAAATCGTAGCGCTGACGAAACACCTAAAGATTTTGGCGCGCGCATTAAAGAAGCTATTGACTTTGAGAAGATGCGTGAAGGACAGCCACTGTCCGCCTTGTCTGACCAAGACATCGCTAAACAGACTTTGCGTGAAGACGCATCGTACATACCACCCGACCTGCAGATTGAGGCATACGAAAAGGCGCGCCAAAAACACAATGAGTCTATAGAGCGAGACCCAGAGACAGGCGAGTTGATGGATGAAGAACTCCCTGCCTATAAAGAGCTTTCCCCCGATGACCGACGTGTCTATTTCCAAGAAGGACTAAAGCGCCCCGGTGCTGGTACAGAACAAGAGCATGCTGCCGCAGTCAGAAAACTAGCGGACTATCGTAGCGGTGTAAAAGAAGAAGCCGAACCGTACCAAATGAAAAACAAAGCTGGTGAACTTTTGTTCAATCCAGATGGCACTCCTATGATGGCGCAAACTACTTTGCCCGGAGAAAGCCAAGCAAGAGATTCATACAATCGTGAACGTGATGCATTTGGGCGCAAGACAGGTTTATCTTATGCTTTCCCAGCTTGGAATACTTTGTCTCAAGAAAGCAAACGTGCATATATAGCAATCAATAAAACAGACACTGCACTAGAGCAGGACATGGCATTTCGCGCAGTAAAAAGACAACTACAAGCGGAGAAGGTTGAGACTGCCGCAGGTGAAAAAACCGAAGCAGAACAATCTAGAGTAACAAATCGTATTCGGGACATCATAGAAAAATCTAGGCTTAGAAAAGAAGATCGCCTACCTGATCACGTATTAGAGTCTTTATTTAAAGGCGACATCAAAGCCGTACTGAAATACATCAGTGAAGAAGGTAACGGTGTAAAACTTAAAAAAGCAGCTGACTTCTTTATGTCAGGCACTCGTCGCACTAAGAGCGGCACTATTCTGCCTGTCTTTAAAAAGGCAACCATAAAGATACGCGACTCTATTTCTATGGGCGTGTTTCGTAGTTTGGCTAGTACGCTTGCGGATATTGACGGTTTAAAAGTTAACGTCGTGTTTGACGAGAACATGATCTACGATCAGCTTGCGCGATACGATGCTAAAACTAATACGATATATGTTGGCCCTAACGGATTGAATGAAGCAACTATCTTGCATGAGTTAGTGCATGCCGCTACTGTAAAGATAATTCATCAGTTCTATACCGATGCATCTAAGCTAACTCCACGTGCTAGACAGGCTGTAGAGCAACTTATTGCTATCGCAGCTGAAGCTAAGAAACGTCTTGGCAGTAGATTTCCTAATGCGTTTGATAACTTGTATGAGTTTGTGTCGTACTCTCAAACCGACATAGATTTCCAAGAAGCGTTGCACAGAGAACAAGTTGGTAAGTTAGCAACTACTACTAATAAAACAGAAGAGCAATCTCAAGAACTACAGCTTCAACGCGAATCTACTAAAGGCGCAGCGCTATACGATGGATTAGTTGATACCTTATGGAATGCTTACACAGGTACGCTTGCCTATCTATATAAAGTATTTACGCCTAACGCTAAGAATACAAAGATAGTATTGCCGACTGAGAAAACTGGCTTTGCTCGTAAGCGCACTGCGGCAGAGATTGAAGAAGGTATTGCTTTAGAAAAAGCAGCGCGGGGCGAGAGGCGGCAGACTAGAGAAATGTCAGAGGCTGAAAAGGAAGCGTTAGCGCCTGAGAAGCTATTTGATAATCCCGATGAGGAAATGGATGAAGCAAGTATTCCTCCAGCTCCACAAGATTTAGTAACGCAATATGGTGTAAGCAACTTACAAAGAGCCATACTACGTGAGCCCGGCTACAAAGGCAACTTGCTGCTAGAGGCAGCGGAGATGTTTCAGTTAATTCTTGCTGCACCAGAAGGCGGTATTGCACAGTTGGCGGGTAAACAAGGCATCGGCTCAGAACTTGCCGCTACTAAACCAACACCTACTCCGTCTACGCCTGCTGAAAAGAAAACCCGCGAAGGCGGTATCTACGACAAAGACCTACGTCAGAGCTACAAGCTATCTAAGTTAGAGAAGTTTGGTAGTACGGCTAAAGCGTTCTTAAAACGTATTACGACTGCGCAAGGTTGGAGAACCACTGCTAAGGAATACATTGACCGTACTTACGCTGTGCGTTATCGTGAGCGCCAGCTTAGTATGGCTGGTTTGATTGAACGCGATCCAACTAAAGCGTTTAATAATGTTGCTGAACTGATGACGCTTGCATCAGGCACAGCGCGTAACTATCTAATTCAGTATTTAGATAAACCAATGATGGATCTGCGTAGTTCTATTGCAGAGCTAGCTAAGTTAACTAAGAAAAACATTGAGGATGATATTCTTCCAACACTACACATGTTGGGTGAGGCATTTGGTGAGCCAGAGAAACGCCACATGAAGTGGGTCTTGAGCGTGCCACTTAGTACAACTAAGAACCTAATGCACAACGGTAAAGCCATCAGTGCGGCGCAACGTCGTATTGATTTAGTGGGTGATCCTCGCACCGGTAAAGCTGGTATTGTTCAAAAAATAAAGTTAACTCCAGCGCAACAAAAACAAGTGCGCGCTGAATTAGAAGCATTAGCTAAAAACCATGCTGACGCTTTAGGTGACAGCCCGCGCATTAAGAACGACAAGATACGTGAACGTGCATTAACTAAACGCCAAAAGAAAAATCAGCTTGGCGTGATGGATATCAACGAGGACAGCGATACCTACAACGTGTTAGGTATTAACAAGCAAGAAGTTGATTTGCGTATGGAGCAGTTCAATGCTATGAGCGCAGAAGAGAAAGCTCTCATAAACAAGATCATGGATAACATCCGCACAATAACTGCGGAAACTGCTGAACTTAATAAGATCGGTAACTACTGGTCATATCCAGTGTCTAACATCGTTGGTATATACGACTACCAGAACTACATGCCGTTCAAAGGTTTGGCTAAACACTCTGTCGTAGATGAGTTAATTGACCCAGAAAGCGGTCGCACTAAGACAAGTCGCTTGCTTCAACAAGAAGAACATGCAGCACATGGACGTTTCAGTGTCTCTGACAACCCAATACTGCAGACTATGAGCGATGCCTATCGTGCCGCTGGTCGTGCTGGACGTCGTGACTTTATGCAGGCAATCTTGAATGCGGTCAAGCCAGACAAAAAGAAAAATCCAAATGGCACGGGAATCATTGATGGCGAAGTTGTAGAGCGCATAGAGTTCCCAGAGCGCGAAACAAAAGATCTATCTAAGTACCAAGGTAAGTCGTACATATTTGTATACGGGCCTGACGGCAGTCTTAGTATCGTTAAGATTAACGAAAAAGAAATTCTTGAGGCATTGCGCTATCAGTACCAAGAGAATGGTTTTATGCTTGACATGGCTAGCAAACTAACTAATACAGTTGGTTCGTTCCATACTAGATGGAACATTAACTTTGCGGCTAAAAACTTTGTTAGTGACACACTGCAAAATGCATGGAAGATCGGTACTGGAATAACAGGCCCGTTAAGCTCGCTCAAGTATCTAGTCGATACAGCTGGTACAACTATAGTTAAAAATGGTCTTGGCAAAGCCATGCAGGTCGCTATTCTTTATGAAAAGGGTGACGAAGTAAGTAATCGCATGCTGCGAGACTTGATTGAAAAAGACGAGTTTGTCCGTGATATGGTTGAGCTGTTAAAGATTGGCGGCAAGACTGCTTACCTACAGAGCTACTCGCTTAAATCTAGTTTGCAACAGTTAGAAAAAGAATTGACTACAAATGGCGTAGCCAAGACTCTAGAAGCAGCTGAAAAGATTGCCGATGTCTGGGGCGCTATGTTTGAATTTACTAGCCGAACCGCTGCATACCAACTGTTCAAACGTGAGTATCTGAAAAAAGAAATTGAAAAGGGTACGTCCAACGACAGAAATGGCAGGGAGATGTCTCCAGCAGAACAAGCCGCTGCTGTACGTGCCGCTGCGGATACAAAAAATTTGACCAACTTTGAAGTGGTTGGCTCAAAGTCTAAATATATGAGTGCCCTCTACATGTTTTATAGAGCATCGGCATCTAGTGCCTTGAGTACTATGGAAGGCACAGCGCCAGCATTTAGAAGGATGGCGTGGGCTGAGTCTCAGCTACCCGCTAATATACGCAACAACCAAGTAGCTCTAGATAACTGGAGAAAAGAATACGCTGTACTACAACGTAATTCGCAGATCATGATCGGTGGTTTGATTGGATTTGGCTACTGTCTGTATCTCATGTCCATGATGCTGGCTCCTGATGATGAATGGAAGCGCAACACAACTAAGTATGACAACATGGAGCAGTGGACTCGCTATGCGCGTTTCCATCTACCAGAATCGGTGTTGGGTGCTTTGGGTCTGCGTAAAGATACAGTGCTGCAAATACCATGGGGCTTCGGTCTAGGTTCGTTTGCATCTATGGGCGCACAGATAGCTGGCATGGTTCATGGGCAGACATCCTTTAAAGATGGCGCAGCAAATATTGTTGCTGGTTCACTAGCTGATGCATTCCTGCCGTTGCCAATATCTAAGATACCTTTCTCTGAGAAGCCGGGTCTAGCTGGGTTTGACACGATCATGCCGTCTATCCTGCGCCCTTATTTCGAGTATCTAGTTAATACTGACGGTGTGGGTCGCGGCATTAATAGCACCATGAATCGACGTCTAGGCGATGCCTACACAGGTAGCGATCGTGTTCCAGAAGTTTATAAAGACGTAGCTGACTATGCGTTCCGCATATCAAATGGTGAATGGAGTTGGTCACCCAACACACTGTATTTCTTTGCCAACAGCTATATAGATGGTATTGCCCGTTTTGGTGAGCTTGGATACTCATTAACTAAAGTTGATACTGGGGCAAAGAACTTTAATCCCAAGACTGATCTGCCATTGTTTGGTTCATTCTTTGGTGCTAAAGCCAACGTCGATGCAAAAGAATACGGGAACATGGAGTCACGTATTAAAGAACTAGACAAGCAGCTTTACACACTGGAACAAAAGTATCCAGAGCGCGTGCCTAGATTTGAGAGCCAGTATCCGTTTGCCCGTCCTGTCATAGAGATGTATAAACAACGACAAGGCGAACTCAACAAGCTGCGCCACGAGGCGACTGTGATCCGTACAGATAGATACCTATCTCCTAAAGATAAAGAGAGCCGCCTTAAGATTGTTACGTTTGAAGAGAACTTAATCAAACATGCAATGGTGCAAGACTTTAAAGCTTATGGCATGAAGAACTAGCCAACGCGCCAGACCCGTACACCTACGTGTGAGTCTTTGACTGTAACGTATGACTTAACACGGACTTTGGCGCGTTTGCTTCCGCTGTCAACTGCATAGATCATCTCTGCAAAGCGCAGAGTAGGGATGAAGAAGCTGTCACCTATCTCCATCCCTTGAAACGGAAAGATCCACTCAGGTTCTTTAAGTTCACTCGGTATCATGGAAGAAACCATCAGGCAACTGGGTCTTGAACCAATACAGATTAGTTGGGTCAATATGGATGGCGCTCTTCCAACCTGTAGTCAGTCGTCCCTTCTTGTCTTCAATCAACGAACCGTTCTCCCGCATCTCAAACTCAAATTCACGGCTGCTAATCTGGCACTCTGCCAAATACTTCTTGAGTGCAGTCTTAGATACCTGCAGTAGATTCTCATCGCTAGACATACGTGCAACGATCTGGTTCGTAGGTTCTTTGGTGACCTTACCCTCCTTAATAACCAGCAGGCTGTTGGTGTTCTTGTGCAGGAAGTCAGACAGTACAGATGGATAGTCAGTGCGGTTGACTTTAACTACCTTATCACGGATAGTGATCATCTCGCGCACAGTCTCGTGGTAAACACGAGATACATCTAAATTGATGATGTTGGCGTTGTGCGCCATCGTGCCAGACATACAAGCCGCAGACATTAAGTTTTGGTAGAAACGATACGTGCCGTCATCGCCAAAGTCTTTAGTGAATTTCTCATCCCACATCAGCAGGTTGTCTTCTATATAACTGTCCCCGAGACGCAAGCCTTCTTGGATGATCATCGGGCCGACGTGTCCATAGTTATAGTTAAATGGGTTGAAGATGCGTTTACCCAGCGCTGCGCCACCTTCAGCTGCTAGCATAGGCGGTTTGTGGATTAAGAATTCAATCAAACGTGCGGCTTCACCGTCAGGCGTAGCCTTGATCAACTCAAACTTATTGTAGGCTGACTGGTTAGTAGTCATGATGCCGACCATAGAAGCGGACATCTCATGCTCACGTTCTGCATTAATTGATCCTTGCATCCTAATCTTGGCTTTACCATGAGAGATCTTATGCACTAACTGAGACAGAATCTTGGAGTCCTTGTTTGAGATTTCGTCAACGCCAAGCGGGATGTTGTGCAGTCCAAGGAAGCGACCGACCATACCGTTGTCTGTTGCTTCAAACACGCTAAGGTCTTTCGGATTACCCCACATACTTAACGCTGCATACATAGCACCTGTCTTGGCACTACCAGACTTACCCAACAAACAGACAGTCACACCAGAAGTGGTCGTATATGTCATGTAAGGCGACGCCATACCGCAAAGCATGGTGAACGCGTGCATCTCAAACCCCGGATTGTTTAGATGATCTGCTGACTCACGCCACTTCTCGTATGTGCCACGTGGTATCAAGTGCTTGGTCAGTCCGCGCACAAAGGGTGAAGCTGGGGCATCAATGATTTCTCCGTTGTATAAAACTTCGCGTTTACCAATAACAAAGCTACGAGTAGGCCAAGCAATCTCGTCAGCAGGCTCTTCAGTCCAGCCCATCTGCATGCGCATCATCTCAGCCTTGTCGTTGAGTTGCATGTACTGACCCCATTTAATTACATAGTTCATAAGGTGCGGTAGTTTCTCAGTTGAAGCAAACACGCCATTTGATGACATGAGTGCCTTAAAGTTTTCTTGGGCGTACACCTGTTTCATGGGTACGAGGATTTCACGGATAGGGTCTTTGGGTAACTCTAGGCGCATCAACAGGCATTCACCATCATGCTTACTAAACATCCTGCGCACAGGAAAGAATTCATGTGGCAATACAAGGATGGGGTCTTGCGGTACAGCTTCGCCTTTCTTGTTGTATTTGTTCGGTGGCTGGTAATAGATACCGCCATTCGCACCTTTTAAGAATGGGAATAAATAGTCGGGGAAAGCAGAAACTGTTTGGGTATCCGCCTCTTGCCGAACTGATTCCGCTTTATCTGCCTTGGGTGCGGGTTTGAATGACTTTCCCAAGACGATTGGACTAGTGATCTTTCCTTTGTGCTGGCATCCCTCGCATCGCTTGGGATAGTTTTCATTGAACCATTCACAGGTTCTTGGAGCAGGCGCGCGATTTGCGACTTTTTCTGTTTCTTCATATGTGTATCTTGGATCAGGATTAGATAGTTCATGGATGGCAGTTGCACCATCATCACAAAACTTAGCGATTGATATGACTGCATGCCACATCGGTTCTTCTAAATTAGCTGCGTTAATCAGCGAATACTTAACCTGTTCGCATCCTCCTTCATCATCTATACTTTTCTGCGCCAAGACTTCAAATGATTTACCGAAGTTATCCAGCTTGAGCATTTGCTTGGTATCTTCATCCAAACCCTTAGACACTGATGCCAACACATCGTCAACCTGTTTAGGTGCGGGTGCTTGCACTTCGCCAAAGAACTCTTTCATCTCGTCCCAGTTGTAGACTGGGAACTCATCAACCATGAAAAAGGTTTCGCGCTTTGGTTCAAACTTGTGGTTGAACGTCTCAGGGCAACGCAAGATACGGGCAGCGTCTGCTGATACTGCTGGGTCAATATTCACGGTGCTGAGACACAACGCTTTGAACTTCTCTGCGTATGGCTTCCACTCATCGCGTGGAATGTTTCTATCAAAAGGCCAGTAGGCATGGACGCCACCGCCTGAGTCAGTTACCACGGGTTCTGGTAAACCTGTCTCGTCTAAAAGTTTTTGCAGTGCTTCAAGCGCTAAGTCTTTGTCTGCATACTTTCCTGTTGGGTTATCTTCGTCATCAAACAATGCGCCTACATCAAAATCAACAAAGAATGAGCGTTGGTAAATACAGTCTTTTGCTTGACGGCTATGTCCCTCGAATGTACCCATCGCTATGAACAAGTCATAGCCGTTGTTTTTTAGGTTTTCAATTGTGTCGATTGCCTCGTCGAGCGTCTCTGCAAAGTGATGCCGCAGTTTTTTGTTCTTAACTGAAGCGACGCAGTAGACACCCTGACTTGGTAATGCTTTCTCGTAGAATTGTTTTAACATGTCTCGTCAGAGTTGAAAAGAGCGGGACGATGCCCGCTCGATGAAAGAAAGGTGGAGGATGGAGTTGGTTTTCTGCCCCTGCCACTAGACTGCGTTGCCTAGGACACGTCTAGGGTTAAGAGCAATGTTTGGGGCGCAATGACCCGCACGAGCACAATCCCCGCCCTCCGATTTGGCTAATCGAACTTCCTCCCAACCATATCTTCAAGATACGCTTTGGCTTCTTTGACAGTTTTGGCTGGCAACAAACCCTTGGCTGTATCGCTTTCAATTAAGTCGGTAAGTGTTTCCACTTTTAGTAAGTTCTTGTGACGAATAGGCTGACCACGGAACCAGCTGAACACAGTCATGCGAGATACCTCCAGCGTCTGCGCCACAAACTTAGTAGGCAAGTTTGCCTTAACACAAGCAAGGGCTAGGGCAGTACCTGCCCTATTAGGGTTTGCCTTATGTAGCTCAATCAAAAAAGCTTCACTGTATGTCCGTGACATTCCTAATCCTTATTTCTTAGACCACTTCTTCACAACATCAGATATTTGTTTCTCATCTGTTGGTGAAGCCTTAGTTGTTTCGCGCTTGATTGGCTCGGGCATATCCGCCTCTGCTACCTCTTCACGGACACGCTCAGGTGTTGCGACCTCTGTATCACCTGTGGTATCGCTTTGGAAGACGTTCATCTTGATAGCCGCCTCTGCAGCGGGGCTCTTAGCCTGACGCGCAATGATTGGCAAGATGTCGTCATCTACACGACCTGCGGGGCTGAACAATACCTTGGGCGTAGGTGCTTTAGTATCGAATGCCATCTTAGTAATAACCCTACCTGCAGACACATTGTGCGAAGCCAAGTGCTGAATGTAAGGACGGAAAGGCCAACGCCCAGTATCTTCTTTACCGAAAGCAGAAGTTGCTGGAAGCACCAACTGCATCACGTCACCTGCTGGGTCTTTAGGAAGAACCACGGCTGTGCGCCAAGACAGACGGCAAGCAGTACCCTTACCACCCTGACCAGAACCTTGTACAGATCTGGAGCATTCGTTGCATGCGGGTGCGCAAGGCGTTTTGACTTCTGGGTCTGGTGTTTCAGAGTCGGTTGACCAGCAAGTTGGGCTAATCTTTTGCCCTTCTTGGTACGCGCCCTCGTAATACATACGAGATGCTTTATGCGCCATCTTGACGAAGATCACCTCCATATGGCGGTCTTCGATAGCACCGATTTCTTTGCCCCCCGCGTATTTGCGGAACACGCCACCCTTGATAGAGATGCGTTTGTTGCCTTGACGGGCGCCACCTGCTACGGCAAGCGTGTCGTCATCTAAGCCCTCAACTGGGACTAAATTACCACTGAACATGGTTGCGAGATCATTACTCATTTGAGTTTCCTTTGTTACTAAATTGACTAATTAAGAGGGTTTACGCACGACTATCGTGAATTCCCTCATCACATTCACACCGGGGGGCAAGCCATCAGCTTTGCGTTCGGCAATGAATTCTTTGAAGTTGGTTTGGGCAATCCTTGCCTCCAACAACTCTGGCATTTCGTTATCCATAACAAACTTCCTAAACGCTGTCCCGTCGCTGACGGTGTAACGCTCGTTAAGTTTGCGCATAACGGTGCCGTAATCTGTCTTGATGCTTTTGGCATTCGACTCGTTGCAGTGCGCCATGAAGGTCTGAGACAAGACATCCAACTCGGCTTTGAGTTCTTTGTCCTTCACTAACCATTCGGCTTCCATTCTTTCACGCTCATTTCTAATTGTCAAGTATACCTTGACTAATTCATCCAATTTTGTATCGACAATTTCTTCTACTTCGCTCATAGACCTAACTCCTGTTTGTACAACTCAACCAAACTTTCGTGCATGTTGACCTTGCCTTGGAGCATGTGATAGATCTTTCTTTCAGCCTCCGACCCTTGCAGGTGTACGACTGTCATACTGTTCTTCTGCCCGACACGATCAATACGCGCTATGCATTGCAGATAGGTTTCCACAGACATGACTGGCGACCAAAACACAACTGTGTCGGCAGCAGTCAACGTCACCCCATGCGATGCGGCTTGCGGTTGAATAATTAAGACTCGTGGATTTGTTTGTGTCTGAAACCGATTGATGATCTCAGAACGTTCCCTAGCTGGGACAGCACCGTTTATTACTTCATTGACTACTCCCTGTTGATTTAAAAATTTACCTACTAACTGAATGGTGTGCGTGTAAGGCACGAAAACTATGACCTTGTGTTGTGTCTCGTCTAGCACTTCCATTAGCGCATTGAGACGGGGCGACACGTCAAACTCAACGACCTCTTTTGTGTCGGTGTACATTGCACCGCCAGAGATCTGCAACAACTTACTCAGCATCGCTGCCGCGTTTACCGCGCTGATCTGCTCACCAGCTGCCGTGATTAGCATCTCTTTCTTGAGCGCCCTGTAATACTTGTCTACTTGATAGGTCAGTGGTACTTCACGAGTCTGATATACCAAGTCAGGTAAGTCAAGGCAGTCAGCCTTCTCAAATCGGATGGCGGGTTGCAAGGCGTTGAAGACAGAAGTCTTGCTTGTATCTTTTGGAATCCATTTGAAGCGGGTGATTTGTTGCATGACTTTGTCACGCCACGCGCCATAAAACCTAGGCACGCCAGACGGGTTAACCAACTTGGCAAGACCGAACGCATCTAGTGGAGACTGCGATGCAGGTGTGCCCGTCATCATCCAAAGACGGGTTGAAGGGGTGATCAATTTAGCCAATGTTTTCCAGCGTTTCGTAGAAACAGTTTTATATGCATTAGCCTCGTCAATAACAATTAGGTCAAACCCTGCTTTACTTATTTCTTCTTCAACTGTGGCTACGCCATCGAAGTTGATGATCACAAACTCATACTCTCCGTTAATAACCTTCTTACGCTTGTTGCTGTCTCCGTGAGCTACAGCAACGGTTCGGTGCATGGCTGTCTTAAAGATGTCGGCCTGCCACGCTGAATACATAATCGAGAGCGGGCAGATGACTAGGACTCGTTTGATTAGCCCCTTGTTCATCATGTAGTCGGCTGCCCATATTGCAGAGGATGTCTTACCCGTGCCAGCCTCATTGAAGCAGAAGCACCGGTCGCGTAGCACTAGGTATGAGGCAGTAATCCTCTGGTGGACGAATGGCGTATAGAGGCCGGGCCAGTCGTATTCTTTATCCATCGGGCTAGGGGCATCGCCATACAAACGAACAAGTCGTTGCATCTCGGGTAAACCCCAATAAACCATGATGCTTGCATCGAAGCCGTTGTCGCTAAGTACCTCGACTCGATCTATGAATCCAAGGATGTGTTGCAAATCCTTAGATGGAACTACCATGTGGACTGCTGTGTCCTGTACAACTTTCATTACTGTCCTTTACTGAATTAAAACGTAGCCCCTTACGGGGGCTAGTCGATCAAGCCTGTCGTGCCAAGGGAGATTGACATCTAGGAAGCACCGCTTGATTGACATGGTTATTTGGGGGAAAACAACTAGGAACCCCGCGTTGCTCACTGCATGCCTAACAGCAACGACTACTTCCTGCGTTCTTTCTTGCTGGTCTCGGACACCAAGTTACCCTTGGAGTCTCGTCTAAATGAGCGATTTTTAGCCGCTGATTCAATCCGCAATCCGTCTTTGTTTGAACCACCTTTGTCAAGGGCAACCACATGCGCAACGTCCTTGCCTTTTCGGGCAGGAGATTCTTTAGTCACAGTGCCCGTATCGCGTTTGTCTATAGCGCGACGACCGCGCTGACGTTCCATGCGACGCTCGTGTTCACCACGGGCTTTCTGTTGTTCATACTCTTTAGCGTAGGGTCTAGGTTTGTTTACGTAGGGCATATTCACCTTCTGACTTTGTGAAATTCGCAGGTGGTGACGGGACACCAACCGCAAAGGGGGGTTCTGTTTGGATTCCAAACACCCGTCTCGAATGAGGTTTCTAACTGTATCAGAGCGGGTACAAACGCGCCCCATAAATCATCGATCTGACTGCGGGTGTATTCCTCATCCATGAAGCTGTTATGCACAATGAATAGGAGTCCCGCCTTGATACGCTTGACCTCGGGGAAGTGAGCAAAAGTCATGAGCGCCATCAGCTTTAACTGTTTTGGGTCAGGGTACTTGTTGCTACCTGTCTTGTAGTCAACGATGTAGGCGGTATCGCCATCCACAATCAGTAAGTCTACGATGCCACGCACATAGCGTTCGGGGTTGTCAAACGCACAGGCAGAGCCGTCACGATACAAGCCCATCTCATGTTCGGGATAGCGTGTGCCATCGATCTCCAAGAGCGAGTCCAAGATCGGCTGAAAGTGTTGATAGTTCTTGGCAAGTGGTATGCCTTCACCAACATAATCTTCGCAAGCCTTATGCACCTCAGTGCCATAGGTCATCTGCTGTGTGACTTTCTTCTCATACCGCTTCAGCACCTTGACTTCGTGGTACTGCCGTGGGCAGTTGACGTACTCTTTGAGAGCGGAGAACGACCAAGTAAAACTCATTTATTTTCCAAAGATGTTGCTATGCCACATCGAGACTGATGGCATATGGTTATGTGATTTAGTTGGTGTTGTGTATCCCACATGTGTTACCCAGCCAAGAGTCTTTAATACGCGAACACCTGATACCCAAACATTTGGATGCAAGGTCTTTGGTCTAAACAACATCTTGTTGGCGCAGTATTCACGAAACTCATCGCCAAGCACTACAGGCTTTTGTGCGAGTAATTCTTCAGCGAGTTCAAGATAGCGTTCAACAAAAGCGGGCTCTACTTTGTACGCCTTCTCCCAGCATTTGTCTGCTAGTTCTAAAGCGTTTTCCATTCTAGTGCTTATCATGTGTTTCTATCCTTTAATGCTTGTTCAATCGCTCTGGCAAATGCAATCTGTCCGTCAGGCATAGACCCACCACCGTGTGTTCTTTTAGTCTCTGCAAAAATATCTAGGATTACTACTGTGGGCAACCCAACCCAAGGTTTCTTGTAGTCTTGAATGTCATCATCATCTTCTACTCTGCGGTGTGGCACTGATATGCCGATTGGTCTAGTCATGCTTGTCCCCTTGCTCTGATTGCTTTGGCGTATCCATCAAGTATTGTTGCTGTGTAATTTTGAAGCCATACATCGCTTTTAAGTCCACCCAAATCTGTTCTCTCAAGCAACTTTGCACACGCCTCACGCTCCTCCAACACAGGCTCACGCTCAGGCAACGGATGCCCCGCTAATCTGTATGCTTCATCACGCCATAGTTGTGCGCGTTGTTTGTGGTATTCACAGGTAGGGCATTCGTTCATACCTTGCCTTCCAGTTCTGTTATGCGAGCATTTAGAACGCGCACCAACTCAGTCAAGATTTCTACCTCTGCTGTAAGTGCGTGAATGATGTGCTTCGGGTTATGATCTGCTTTCTCGTATACGCCATCATATAAATTAAGGCGTCTGTTCTCGTCATGCAAGGCTTGCAGTACCGCTTCTTTGCGTTGCTTGGCTTGCCGTTCAATGTCGTTGAATGCTTCATCTTCAGGTGTCATTTGTCAATTCCTTCTTTACTTATACTCTACCATATCGCCATAACTTTCGCCATACTGCGCTTCACAAGTCACGGGTAAACCCTTAGCCCAGTCAGGCGCCCAATTCATGCACTCGACGATATATGCGAGTGCGCTATTTAGTTCCGCCTCTTTAACGACAACAACCGCAGCGTCATGCACCGTGAGGGCGACGCGATACTTCTCCTGTATCTTGAGCATCTGTTGCCCAACGACAATCCGCGCCAAGGCTTGAACTACGTTTTCAACTAGCGATCCGCCCCATAGACCGACAGGGCCCTTACGTGACTGATATTCGTATCGGGATTTAGATTCTTCAGTATTAAGATGTAGCTTGGGGTAACGAATCATTAGCCCATTCGGTAGTCGCATGCCGTCTTTTGTAACCATCACGCATCTGTGCTGACCATAGTAATAAGCCTTGAGCCTGCCCCAATCAGCAAGGTCTCTGATTGCATCATCACCTTCACGCCACAACTCGATGATCTTGTCGTTGGCTTCTCGGTATGTATTAACAAACTCTTTAGCCTCGTCTTCAGTAACGATCGCGCCGGGGGGACTTGTCTTGAGCGTGTGTTGAAGTTTTAACGCACCAGTCCCATAGCCTAAACCCAGAATACAGGTTTTGCCAACGAAGCGTTCCACTGGATTAGCCTTCGTGATGGGCTTGCCATATATCTTGGTTGCGAAGAGCGAATAAACATCTTCTCCCTTTGCGAACTGCTCGACCACATCATTCTGTCCTGCCAACCATGCGAGGACACGCGCCTCGATTTGAGACGAGTCGCAGTTGATAACGAAGTGACCATCGGGCGCAACCACCGCGTTCTTGAGTGCCTTTTTCTTTTTATCTCGACTTGGGAGATTTTGGAAATTGACTTTATCAGAGCCTGCCCATCTGCCTGTGTGAGCGCCATAGTATTTGAGTGGGATGGGTAGCTTGCCTTTATTACGCTTGCCAATATCGATGAATCTCTCAATCCTTGATTCTTCGATGGTTGACTTAGTCCCAAGACGCACCGCGCAGAGTTGCTGTATGAAAACATTATCCGCCTCCATAAGCGCCAAGAAGCCCTCATCGTTTTTAGCCAGCGCATAGGTTTCCTTTCCAGTTGTTTTGCTTGTCTTCATCGGCACAGGGATGCCGTGTTCTGTTAGTAGTCCTGCAAACTGTTTGTTGCTTGCAAGTTTTTTTCTAACCTGCTCTGCTGTCTCGCAGTTGAGTTTCTCCATCAAGCCTTCGAGCAAAGCGTTCTTCTCTTCGCGTAGTTCGTCGCCACGTTCTTGTAGGAGGGCGTCGTCCACATGGAACACAGGCTCGGTGAACATGCGCAATGTCATATCTATAAGAGATAACTCATCGTCAGGGGTCGCGCTCGACAATCTTTGGAAAAGCTTAAATGTGAGTGCCACGTCATTCTTGCAATACTCACCATAGCGTGCCAACTCTTCCCTCGTGAAGTCTAGCCGTTGCTTGCCTTCCGCAGATATAACTTCATCGCCTTTTTTACCGAGGTTATATTGCTCTGCCAATTTAGCCAACGAACCACCAACCTCCACGCCATGAATCGCACGCGCCATGCATAGCGTATCGAACATAAACTTCGGCTTGATGCCAAACAACCAAGTAAGAATACATCCATCGAAGAGCGTGTTGTGACATAGAAGCGCAGATCCCGGGATATCTAAGCGCTCGAGGTAATCTAAGATTTCCTTACGCGAGCCCGAGAACCACTCCGCTGCGCCACCGTCTATCTGAACGCCAACGCCTATGACTTCAAAGCGCTTGTCACGCACATACTCTTCAGTAGTCTGATGCTTGAAACCAAGTTTGATCTTGGAGTCGTAGTAGGTCTCAAAGTCGAGAGTAATTAAACTCATTCTTCTCTTGCTTTCATCATTGCGTCTGCCATTGCGTAGCAAGATTCAGCAATTTCATCTGATGGGGGTTTATCACCTTTAGAAAATACGATGCCCATCTCTACACTTGACATGACCCCCTGCAATACCTTGCCTGCAAAGTAATCACGCAAGGTCATACCTCGATGAGACAAAAAATTCTCGTGCGGAAATGCTGATATATTTTTCATAGTGGTGCGTCCTCGTATTGCTGTGTTTGTTTCTTAGTAGATGCGCGCATTACTTTTTCTAACACGCGGGGGTCTACGCGTTTGAATGGATTCCAATCGTTTGCGGATATTTTCAAGATGAGTTCTGCGTTCGTAGTCAATCGCTTCTTGCGGGATGACAAGTTCTTGGGTTGTAAATCGGTGTTCGTTTGCACATTCTCTCCTTCGTATTTGCCCAAATGTGGGCGATTGTCTTGTTTCTTTCACTAGTGACCATGCACCGCACTCGGGGCATTTCATACCGATCTCGCTTGCGCGGGGTTGTATGCGGTGGTTGATATAGTGCCACTACCTATCGAGGTACTAAACAAATTTCTTGGGTCAGTGAGCCCTGTCGCGTAGCGATCTTTGGCTTGATAGCGAATAGTATTTTCAGCGCTACCCAATGGTTCACGCTCGCCTGCTAGTGTTGCAAGAACCTCTCCATTGAAGCAATCAATTTCTGCTCGCTTAAGCGCTTCTTTAAGTGCTTGCTTGTCCTCGTCGGGTAGACACCCTGTCATGTTCATAACTCGCGTCCACTTGGAAGCCAAGCCCTCTACAAATTCTTCGGGGTGAGACGCCATGCGTGCGATCAAAATTTCTGTTCCTGTTTCCATTGTTAAACTCCTAAATTTGCGGAACTGGTATCTAACTAGCGTCCCACCCAAAGATGGAAGGCTAGTTAGAAGTTTGAAGGGAGGGTTTACTTGGCTAACTTGGCGATCTCACGATTGAGATACCAGCGTGCCTTGCATAAGTCCTCGTGCTTGTCGCCCTTGTGATCGGCTCGCGTAATGTATTTCACAACATTGCCCAAGTTGTAGCCCAACTCTTTGGCTTCGATAAAGTCAATCGTCTCCATGCCACCCTTTGTATAGTGGGGCGGGTTGTTGACCATATCGGTGTGATGCACTTCAACGATGCGTTCCGATGCGCCTTGCATGCGTTGTTTTGCCTTGCCTGTCGTAGCCATATAAACTAATTGCGCAATGGATTCTGCTTTCGATTGACTCGCGGGTGAGTTAGCGATCTTCTTGCGTGCCTTAGTCATCAAGTTGTATGCGTAAGTCTTTGAGACTTTAAACTTCTTGAGGACATCATCCACTTTTGCTTGTGGGTTGTTCGCCAACAATGTAGCGATCTCGGTTACTTTATTAACTTTCATTTGCCTTCTCCTTTTTGGTTTGGCGTTTAACTGATACGATTCCAACCCCATGTTGGTCTCGTGCTTCTTGCATAGCATCTGCGAGTTCGTATGCTAGGGCGGGAATAGTGGGCGGGTGTTCTCCTTTCATAAGTAGCCCAATCATTGCAAACCCTGCATGTAGATCTCGCAAATTGCTACGATCTTCTTCATCTGTCATATGACATTTCCTTTATTAATAAATCTAAAAGAGGTAGAGAGTCCTCGTTGATAACAATCGAGCGCCCACCTGCATTTACGATTTCTTGTAGATTCTTGAGTTGCAGTGCAGTAGCCTTGCCCCTGCCTGCCTTGGCTTCTATCGCCAAGAACTTTCCTTGATAACAACACAGGAAGTCGGGGACTCCTGCGTCACCATACCCCGCACCATGTGGCATCGCATACCATATTGAATATGATCTAAGAATTTTCTTGATCTTCTCTTTGACCTTGACTTCGGGGGTCATATGTCCTCCCTACACATCCATACGATTGCCACACCGACTAGAACAATAATGATTGCGCCCAGTCCCATCAGTAATACTGTCCATGCAATAGTCTCAAGCATTTTCTTTCTCCTTAGTTAGTGTCCCACCCTTGAGTGAGTTCAAAGTTAAGCGATCTAGTGCCAAGCAAAACCATGTATCAGATACACGCCAACCTACCATTGATAGTTCGGGCATGCTGACGCTATAAACATCTAATTTTTGTAACCTATGCTCGGGTATGAGATTGGGTTGTGGTGACGCAAGAATCATCGCCATCTTTGATTTCAATACATCAGGCAATGTCTTTTCATCGTAGTGGCGCACAAGATCATCAGATACAAACACGCTGTATTTGTTCTCGAACTTGTGCAAAGGAACTCTAATGAGATTCCAATCCTTCGGATGCACGACAGGGCTCATGTGTCCTAGCATGGTGTCACCATCCACGCATGGTCGAACTGCGAGGGACGAGAGTGATAGAAGAACACTGCATCGAGGTTTGGGTCATAGTTGTCCATGATAGGTATGACACCTTGCTTGTTATGGTTAGAGTTCTCATAGGCTAACTTGGTCATAGTCATCACTGGAATGAACTCCGCAAGTTGCTCGTAACTACTGTATCGTTTGAATGGTTCAACTGTTTCATAACATAATTTACTTGCATCTGAACTCACTGTTGTTAACTTGAATTTACCGACAAGGTAATGGTTGTTCGTATCAACACCAATCATGTAGAAAGGGTTAGTAAAAAACCGATTACCTTCTTCGATCTTTGTTTTCTTGATGTTATCAGCGTTCTCAAATTTGTCAAGTATTATTTGACATTTATTTTGGTCTATCTTCACCCATTCACTATTAGGATTTCTACCTAGTGCCATCAACATCAATGCATGAACTTCATTACCAGTCAACCCATGCTCTTTGTTGTGATCTCCAAGTCCTCTGCGAAACCTACTTACTGCATCAGTGAGTCTGCGCACATAGCCGTTAGTTGTTTTCTCCACAGAAGGCACTGCTTCCATACGCTTGAGTGTTGCCATGAGTGAAGAGATCTTTACGCTACTGACAGTCTCTTTATCCTGATTAGTGCTACCTCGTTGTTTCCTATACCAAGGTGAGCGATAGTTGTATTGGGTGTAGTCGTGGTCATACCATACTTGGCACACAGCGAAACCATTAGGGTGAGACATCATGTAACTCTCTGATGAACCAACATTCTTATAGATCTTTAGACCATAGGTAAATTGCAACTCACGCACCAGTGGGAAGATCTTTGAGGCTTTCAACTCCTCATACATCTGCTCACTACCAAACCCTTCAACAAAGTATTTCTCTACTGACATCTCAATCTCCCAGTTGTGGTTCTCTAACTTTAATGATGACCGCATAGTCAAGTGACTTGATATGCTTGATCGTCTCCTTTGTAAGCGTTACTGTCCCTGCAATTCGTGCAAAGATACACGCCTTCTCGCACACAGGGTAAAACTTTGTTACCCCATACACATCTCTCATCTCTACTTCTATGGCATTTAGACTCATGTTGCTTGCTCCACTTGTTGACCGTTGACCATTACTTTCACACCCCAATCGCATGCGGGATAACGCTTGCCACCCGCACACGGCACTTCCTTGAGGATGTCAGGGTTCTTCTTATAAACTTCTTTAGCAACTCTGCGCTTAGTAGCCATGAAGATGTTCTCAGGTGTGTCATCAGTATGGTTGTTCATGCCATACCTCATGCGATACCCTACATGCCTGACTTCGTGTGCAAGAGTAAACAATAGCAGTGCATCCAGTGGCGCATCGTTTATTAGTTTCTCAGCGTGTTCTGTATATTCCTTCTTACGACCTACATGTTCCTTGTATGCATTCACGCCAAGTAGCCCATCGACGATCTCAATACAAGTGTTGTTAATGGTGTGCAAATCCATAGCCTTGAGCATTACCTCAGAAACTTTAAACATATGCTCATACTTTGACAACAGCCCCTTTCCACCCTTGCGATCAACATGGTTGATGACTACCTCATATGGTGTTACTGCTTCCATCGTGTTGCAGTTGACCCGCAAGCCTTTCCATATCGCATGGAACACAGCGTTGTCATCTAGCATGTCGATCGCATATACCATCCCACCTCTGCGTGAATCCGTAGAAAAGTAGCCCGCACTATGCTGAGATAGAAAGCAACGATCGCCTTGCCAGTAGCGTGACTTAGTGAACTCAAACGAGTTGTCAGGGCGCACAGTGCCGACAATGTTGTGACCTCTGTCTCGTCTGTGGTATTCAAACTGTTTGGGTAAAGATACCCATTTATCATCGACAATCTCATGCTTCGCCCACTTCATTACATAGGTCTGCGCTCTCTCTGTGCCAGTTGCTTTTCTGAACTTTCTGTGTTCGAGTTTCAGTCGTATGTATTCGAGCCTATCAATCTCAGTTGAGTTCCATGTCTCTCCATACACGATGTCAAATACTGTGTAACCATCTTCGTCTCGTCTAAGAAAGTATTTGTTGTTCTGCTTGCGGTTGCCAAGCGGAAACCTATTTACGTTCCCACGGAAGGATGGGACTGTATTTGTGATCTCAAGCAGTCGCTTGTAGTTAAACGCTTTCATGTTTTCCCTTTCATTTCATCAAGACAAGTTAATACATCCCGCCATAGGCGGGGGCTTTGTGTGTTGCTAGCAAGTTTCTCTACGCAGAAGAAATAAGCACCATCGCCCATGTCTGCTGTTAGTTCAATCGCTATCTCTCTAGACATACGATGTCTCGATATGTCTGTTATAGGTTTCATGGATGCATTCTCCATAAGTTGTATCATCGTGGGACTAATCATCGCCAAACACTACTTTCTTGCCGACTGGGGGCTCGAAGTTTTTATTGCGTGTGATCATCCATAGAGTTGGACTAGAGATATTCCACTGGATGTCATGCTCTAGGTATCCGTCAGTGAACACTAATACACATTCGGCATTGAGTTTCTCTTTGTTTATATACTCACTGACGCATGACACGGTAGTTCCCCCACCGCCTAGTGGTTTCAACAACGATGCGATGTTCTGATAATCGGCTCGGCTGAACACTTGCTCACCGTGAACTTGGGTGTCCCACCACAACACACGAACCTTCTCAGGTTGGGCGATGTTGCAAACAGAGACCAGTTCCGTAGCGAACTCAGTTATCTCCTCACTACCAATAGAACCCGATGTATCAAAGCCAACGATAACCTCGCCTATCGTTTCGTTCTCTACACTTGGCGAGAGAATGTCGTTAGCCAAATGGCGCTTGTTCAACTTGCGCCATGTGAACTCATCCTTGCCTTGGATTGAAGATGTCACGAAGTCACGCAACGCTTCACGCCAGTCAATCTTGGGCTCGAGTAGTTCAGCGATTGATCTAGGAATCTTTGCACCCATGCGACCTGCGAGCATTCCACCCTCACGCAATGCACGATCGATGCTGTCGTTGAGTTCCTTGAGTTGCTCTTGAGACAGTTCACCACCGAAGTCATGCTCGTCTGAGTTAGAAAGGTCATAGACCTTGCCGTTGACTTCAACCGACTCCCACTCTTCCTTATCTTGCTTCCCACCCGACTGTGGGTTGCTATCTCCATCGGCAGGGTTGCTAGGGTTGTCGCATGGTTTGCCGTTCTGTGGCTTGGGCTTTGGCTTGGCGTGCTTCTTGAGATAGTTGTATACCTCACGCATTGACCAGTTGTGGAACATCGGGTCATATATATCGTTCTCATACAGTTCAACGATACGCTCGGTCGTGCCTGCCACGCATCCCTTAATATTCTCAGTGATATCGTTGACCACAAAGTCAGCCGCCAGATTAGCCATGTTGCGGTTCTCTTGGAACATACCCTTACCGAACGATACATGCTTCAATGCCACATGCAAGTTCTCGTGCAAGATCAAGCCACGCAACTTGGCTTCGTTAGGGATAGTCTCGAGATGCGCACGACCATAGACCTTGTTGACACCATCGGTGTATGCCGTAGGACATCCGCTATCCACGACCTTGGTAGTTCCCATCAACATCACGCCCGAGTAGAGCGCAGTCTCAGGGTGTTTCATCAACGCCACATGTCCACGCTTGATGCGTGTCTCTTGCTTATTTGTTTGCATTTGTAACCTCCATTTCGAAACCTTCATCGGTCTCTTTGATTTTTAATTTGCCAATGGCAACTTGGTGAAAGATATTCATAGTCTGTTGCTTGAATGAATGTATCTCTGCCCTCTGCTTGAAGTAGAGATAGGTCATCACGACCATGCCTATGAACAAGACGAACTCCAACTCTGTGATAGTGATCATCACAATTCCTTTCTGCTGTTAATGTTTAAATAGATACCCACCCCTGCGGGGGGCTTTAGATACGACTGTCGTTAGAACATGTCATGATTGTTCTTAGCCCACTCAGAGATCTTCTGATTGTTGCGAGCCAAGCGGATGGACTTCTGATTGCGCATCATCATGGTGAAGAACACTGCTTGCACCTCACTGGATGGAATGCGATCAACGAACCCCATGAACTTCGTCAACTGATCTTGCGTCTCAAGCACATCGACTGCTTGGAACATGATCATCAACTGCGCACTGATGTCCTTGGGGACTTCGATACCCTCGGGGTCTTTGCAGATGTCCTTCACATCAGCCAATGATTTCTCCAACATCAAGAATGCTGAGAGATCACCTGCGAATGACGCACCGACTGTGCCTGCCAATGCGACCTTCAACGAGTTCTCAGTCATCTTGTCACGATTGCGCACGATGACATCTGCCTTCGCCAACGAGCGAGGAGAGACAAACGAGAGACTCGTCATTGATGGTTTGAAGATGTATGGGTTGTCGTTCTGATCACCGTCAATGTAGGATGCCAAGCAACGAGGGAACATCGCAACACCCGCACGAATGACACGAGAGATATTATTCTCTGATGCCCACTGCAACCACTCATTCACATTGGGCTTCGCCATGCGCATCAAGCACACACGATTGCCTGCGTGGGCGAGCATGTTGTCACCGACACCATCTGATGCATTATTAGATGTGCCGAACACGATGGACTTCACATCGCCTTTCTTTGGCAATGCCTTGTCACCGACCATACGCTCGAGCATGAGCCTAGTGAAGATCACTTGCAATAACTTCGGAGATTTCATGAACTCGTCAAGCAAGATGATCTTAGGCTTGGGGTCTGAGAGGTTGAACAACTCCGACACATAGTATTCCAACTGACGATTGGCATGGTTGGGAATAGTCATACCGATGTCCGACATATCTTTCACGGGACAATCGACATAGATGTAGTCATACTTGTCGCCCTCGATGCTTGTGCCGTCTGCGGGAGAGCGCCACTTGTCACCGTTGTCTGTTGCTATCATAGTTAATAGCGAGGTCTTACCACAACCGGGTTCGGACTGGATGATCGGAGTTAACTCTCCACCGATCAGTGGGATGATAGTGCGGAGTTCGTTGATGGAAACTGTATTGACAAACTGAACTTTAGACATAGTTAATTACTTTCTTTACTGATGTTGAACTGATAGGAACGTCTCTGCGGGTGTTAGACGCAAGAGAACGAGCCGAACTTCCCGAGGATGCTGTCAACATCCTCCTTCACTGAGTTGCGCACCGCATCGGACTCACGAATGAGTTCAGCGTCTACGCCCTCTAGTGTTCTCTCTAACGATGCCCGAGCCTCTTCAAGTTCAGGACTGTCGGTTAGGTTGAACTCCTTGAATGACTCGCACATCTCTTTCGCTTTCAAGATGGTCGTGTCATAAATCTTGCGCTTCTTGGTCTTGGTCTCACCAGTGTTATCGTCAACGCCAATATCGTCAACGCCACAGCAATGGCTAATGCTTTTCATGACATCCAAGAACCTTGTTTGCTGTTCCATCATCACGTGGGACACTATTTCCTGTGCTTGGTTAGAGTATGTGGCAAACAAGTCATCAGCGATGTCATTACTGATCGCACAGCGAAAGTCATTCATCGGCACTTCGCTCACGAAAAGTCGAACACCGAATTTAGATGCCAGTTCCTCTTTAGCGGGATAGTCATTACGGTCGAACATGTCGCCTTGCTTGAACGCCATGTCGCTCACGATGCTGTCGTATTCAGTCAAGAACTCGCCTAAGAGTTTATGAAATGATGTCTCATGCTCGTTGTATTCCTGCTTGAATTTGGGCATGTCAACCGATGGCAGATAATCTTGCGCATTATTCCAACGATAGGTTCTGCGCTTGACCCAGTTATAGATTGTTTGACGATAGTTCACGATCGCCTTGTGCTTGGGGTGATCGGCTAGTAAGTTCTTCACATACTTGCCCGCGTGTTGATCGGCTTTCTTTGCCGTAGTAACCTCATTGCTGATGCCACGGTCTTGCTTTGTAGCAGACCACACATTGACATCGACATGCACTAGCATGCCCGAGGTTGCAAGACTAATAAGATGCTTTGGCTTTGTAAGTTCCATATTCATGGACATTCTCCTTTGGTTAAAAACAAATCCCACTGATGCGTGGGCTACTATTTAGCGGGGAACTCAGGACGCTTCCCAACTGTCATAAGTATAACACAACTTGACATATGAGTAAAGCGTTTCACTCAACTTTTTCATCTACCCAGTCGCAGATGATCTGTCTCCTGAGACTGATGTAGTCCTCTTCGAGATCACCGAACTCCTTCTTGGTGATGTCATCTTCGTTCTCGCCTGTCTCAATGTATTGACCCACGATGCATGGGTTGTCCTCGTTGAACTCTCGTGCCAACTCCCACAACTCCGTGTGTGCCTTCACCTCGTCGTAGTCGGGATACCACTTGATGTCGTATGGTGTATGGAAGTTGAACTGCCACTTAGCCATGTCGATCTCGAGCCACTCGTTGATCGAGTCCTTTTTGTCAGTCCATAGCGCAGGTATCTTGGACTTGGCTTCGGCTAAGAATGTGCTAAACGATTGCTCGCTCTTCTTATCGTCATCGCCCACGAATCGTATGGTGTATGCCACCAATGATCTATAACCCATTGACACCTCCCTTGTGTGATGAATTCAAACCCTTCAACAATGACATGTCTGTAACCAAGATGTAGTTGGACTTGGGCATCGGCACAACTGTGCGCACCACACGCTTGGCTTCGGACTCACCGCATGGCATGCACATCTTGTAACCAAGACTCCACCGAGCCGTGGGATAAGTTATGCCACAGACACGGCACTCTGCTCTGAATATTAAGTTTGTATCAGTCATTATGGTTCTCCGATTGTTGGCAACATGTCGCTGTCCATGTCGATGGGCAGTGGGCGATTACCTGTCGCTTGTGAATATGTCTCACGATGGAACTCCATCTCCCGCACAAAGAAGTGTGTCTCCAACTTCTCAGGGTCTTGCTCACACAGCCATGCATCCCACAGCGCAAGATCTTTGTGTGCATAGATGCCTATGGTTTTCTCGCTAGATGCAGTGACTTCGATCAGCGCATAGACTGACTCAGGCAGAAAGGGGTTCGGTATTAGATTGGCTTCCACGGCTTCGTGGATTGCAATACTAAGTTGTTTCATCTGTCCCATAATGATCTCCTTGTTGATAAATTGATAACGAATCCCACGGATGCGTGGGACACTAAGTAAGGATGTCTGCAAGACGCTTCCCGACTTGCTCTCAGTATACCATAACTTGACATATAAGTCAAGGCTTTTATACTACTTTTTTATCTAGTAATTCTTGTTCCAGTTGTTCCAAATGTTCCAATTTCTTAACTTTACTTTTAGAACTTGAGATTTTAAAATTCTGTAAGAGGAAGTATTAGTTTTGAGTGCTTTTTCTTATAAATATATAATATAATATATTTAATAAATTAAGTGTGTTCCAATGTTCCAGTGATTTTGGGGGTAGATACCCTGTCGGGTGATTCTTTTTGCACTGGCTGGGCAAAGGTCTTGACCTCAGTGATCTGCCAAGTTTCCCCCATCCTGCCGAGAATCACTGGAACATTGGAACAAACGCTGTAAGTCGTTGATTCATAAGGCGAATCTTGTTGCCACTTTGTTTGCTTGTTCCAGTAATTTTTTGGAACAAACTTATTTGTTGCCCAGTTTGTATCGCCTAAGTTTCTCAGATTTGAAATCCCACGCATACGTGGGACGTTATTTAAGGTTTTCAGAATTGATGGTCACGCTCACGTCGCGCGCGAGGCAATATAACTGGTCTCAAATAGCGGGCGCAAAAAAAAGCCCGACATGGCGAACCATGTCGGGCTGTCCTACTTATTTGTAGGTCTTCCAAAAGGCACTGACTGCCAATTTGAATTTTGCGGGATCGGCTGTTGTGTCACCTTTTGCGTGTTTCACCTTTACCGATTTTTCCTGTGCTGTGAAAGCATTAGCCATTGACTGTGCGAAGTCCAGCGTTGTGCGTGTCGATGTCTGTCCTTTGTTTAGGATCTTATTGGCTTTCGCTTTTAAGTCACCCAATCGGTTAGAACAGTAATCAGTGACGTCATCACGCCATTTCTTAACCAAGCCATGCAAGGCTTCATTTGTGCCTTTCAGTTTTCCAAATTCTTGCGATGTGTAGGAAAACGCATAAGCCACACCAATCTCGATCTTTTCGATCTTTTTGTTTTTGATGTGTTCATCAGTAGCAACGACATAGTTTCGATCGATGACGGCATAGGTGATGGGTGGCTTATTGTCATTGCAACGCAAGCGATAACCCTCATACAGTTCAGCCCTTGCTTCAGCAGGGACTTCAGCGGGAAAGCCTGAGATCTTATCGATCGCATACTTTGCTTGTTCCTCCAATGTGTCACCTGTTTTTGCCTGTTGATAACCTAGATCCTTTAGTGATGTGAATGTAGTCATGTTGACTCTCCAAAAAAGTTGATAAACATCGGCAGAAGATCTTCTATCCGATAACTATATATACTGGTTTTTGTAGGCTTAAGTAAAGTCCCATCGATACGTGGGACATTAAATAAGAGATTCACGCACCACACGGCTCGCACCCGACTCGCGCGAGGCAATATAACTGGTATCAAATAGTGGGCGCAAAAAAAACCCCGCAGACCTTTCGATCTGCGGGGCGGGGGCTAAGTGGTTACGCGTTCCACTTCACCATAAACGCAACCTTTGCGTCGTTGAACCGCTTGTCGTTAGCGGTGTTGTCACCTCTGGCCTTTGCGCCTTTGAGTCTTGTAGGCGCGGTGTCTTTGAACCATTCATCCACGAACTCTGCAAAGTTCTTATTTGCGGTTCGGGTGCGTTCCTTACCTTCGTTCAAGATAGTATTAGCACGACGCTTTAAGTCTGCCATACGATTAGAACAATAAGTAGCGCACTTCTCGCGGATCATCTTGACCAGTGTGTGAAGCGCGGGGCGCGTTTGAGCAAGTTTGCCAAACTCTTGTGAAGTGTAAGAGTAAGCATACGCGACGCCTATCTCTATCTTCTCTACATTGGCGGTGTCCATGTGCTCAGGAGTAGCGCGGACATAGTGCCCGTCTACTACCGCGTAGACCTTCTTAGGAAAGAGGTGATCGAAGCGCATACGATAGCCGTCGTAGATCTCGTCTTTGACTTCGCTAGGTATGTCCTTCGGGAAACCCGCACACTTCTGAATGGTGTAGCGAGCAAACGCTTCGAGCGTAGAGTCGGCACCCGCTTGCTGGAACGCCCCGTCTTTGAACGAGGTAAACGAGTCTGCGAACATAGCGTCTGCTACGGGTGAAGTGCTAGTTTGAGTCTTAGCAGACTTGGCTTTAGATGTTGCCATGGTGTTCAATCTCCATAAAAATGAACGATTACAAAACATCAGTAAGAGAATTCATTACTGACAATATATATGTAGCGGATTGTGGAGTCTTAAGTAAAGTTCCACCGCTTAGTGGTGTCTTAAATAACGCGCCCACACCGCGCACGCCTGTCCCGCGCGAGGACATATAACTGGTATCAAACCCTCCCCGTAGGGAGGGTTGATGCTCAGCGCACTCTGCTGTAGTCTTCGCCATCTATCTTGGCGCAGAACGTAGCACGTTGCACTTGTTCTCTAGCCTTACGAAAGAACTCGTAACGACTAGGTAGTTCAGAGAAGGGGCGACGTTGGTACATCGCCTCTCTCATTGCGTGCCACACATGGGCACGCCAGATGTTACGTTGACCCGTTGTCATCTTTAAACGCTGGGTCAATCCAGAGCAGTATCTGCACCATGAGCAGACCACCAACTACAAACACTACAGTGTCCCAACCGATATAGTTGTTACCTGATGTAATGCCTAGGTTGATGCAATACATACGAGACATGAACACCATGCCGATGATGAACCAAGTGAGGGCATCGATCACCCTCCGAACTCCACGAACTGCTGTCATAGCAATCTCCTTAAGATGGGGGGCTTTCGCCCCCCGAGTGTTAGCAGTAATAGCGTACTGCGATGCGCTGACCAAAGAGGTTGGTCACCTTGCTGAACTGCTGTCTTGCGACAGCATCCTTACGGCTATGAAGCCACATCCAAGCCAGAGCACCTGACTTAGTCCAAGTCTTATGCACAGTCGTGCAGTCAGACACGCATACCGAGGCGGTATACAAACCGTGGTTACGAACCCACTTACGTATCCCTTTAGTGATCATCTAGATCTCCCTAAGAGTTAAACATATATGCAAAGCATCATTACCTTGCATACTATACTTATAGCGGATCTGGTGTACCCATTGCAAGTTATAGCGGATAGTCCATCGCACCCCCACACCCCCAAACCCCATTTGGGTCCCCCCTCATACCCCATACCCCATAATGAACACAAATAACACCACAGTTTTTCAAATCTCCACGTATATGTCCAGTTTACTCACGAAGTCCCAGCGCCACGCCGAAGCTCCACATCACTATCCATGCGGCATAGCGGGCATTCACCTTTTGCTAGCAGTAAGTACTTATTGCCGATCTGAAGTACCCCCCTTGTCTTTTTAAACGCTAAAGTCAAAAAATTTTTTACAAAAAATTTCCAAAAAGTGGTATATTCGGCACGCGGTGTGGAGAAGCAGCCATCTCGTCTGTCCCATAGGCAGAAGAACACAAGTGCAAGTCTTGTCATCGCAACCACACGGAATCTCCGACATGACAGATATATTAGTACCGCCCATAGAGGAAAACATCCCTCTACCGGAAAATGCCAAAGAAGCATTTCCTGATCTCACTGCAGAGCAAGAGCTGCAGATGAGGGCCAACGTCATCAAACTAATGTCAGACCTGACTGGTCAAGAACTATCTCCAACGAAAGAAAACGCGGAAGAAGCTAAGAAGATAGCGCGGGATATGATCAACAATCCCCAGTACCGCCCCGATTACGCCAAGTACCCCAATGAGACTCTAGCTATGTTGGCTGGTATGGTGGCTCAGATGAACGTATCTATCGTTGATGAGCTGTCAGAACTTAAGATGTACGTGGTAAATAAGCTCGTTGCAGAGATAGAAGCTGCAAAAGACCCCAAGATTCGCGTCGCTGCCCTAGGAAAACTAGGGGAAGTGGACGGAGTCGATGCGTTTAAGAAGCGTTCTGAGGTAACACATAAGGTTCTTTCTATACAAGAGGTAGAAGCTGAACTATTAGAGACCCTTGGAAGCCTAGAACACAAGGTAATTGACGTCGAAGCCCGAGAAATCGTGAAAAATGACCCAACAACTAACGCCTGAACAGCTATTTAAGCTGCGGCAAGCGTTGCCGACCATGCCTGACAAGCAGAAACGGCGTGTTCTTGAGCTTCTAAAGACCTATGACACCCA